GAAGATCCAGGCCAAGGCCGAGAGCATCATATTCGCCGCCGAACCGCCGCCAAAGATCAGCGACGACCCCAAGTTCTACATCTGTAACTGGTGCTCGCACAATGACGTGTGCCACGGCAACCGGACGCCGGCCCTGTCGTGCAGGACGTGCGTGCATTCCACGCCAGAACGCGAAGGCGATGGCCGCTGGTCATGTGCAAAGCACGGCCCGGAAATCCCAGTGCATGCCCAGCGTACCGGCTGCGGAAACCACTTGCCGTTGCCGTTTCTGATTACCTACGCCGATGCCATCGACGCAGGCGACGGCTGGATCATGTTCCAGCGCAAAGACGACCCGGCCAAACAGTTCATCGTCACCGACGAAGCGACCGGACTGCCTTACGATCTGCCCTTGCAGCAGTACATCTACGCCAGCAATGAAATCAGCGCGGCCAAAGATCACCGGGCTATTTGCGACCCGGAGATTGAGAAATTCCGTATTGAGTTCAACGGAACGATTGCAGGTTAATCATCAATACAGCTTTTCTCGATCATGACCAAGAAGCGCAAGCCCAGCGAAGAAGTAGCCGCTGCCCAGTGCTACGGAAAACACCGCTACGACAGCGCCGTACTGGCGCACACCGTGGCCAAGCAGCAGCGACGGCGCGAGGAATCGCGTGTCGTGGTCTATCGCTGCCAAACCTGCGCGGGCTGGCATATCGGGAACAAGCGCCCAAAGAGCTATTGCAAGGAGCGCGAGGAATGACATTCCACGTACCAAACAAATTCAGGGTGCGCACCGGGCGCATCGCCAGCACGGACGACTTCGGCAACAACGGCGCGTTCGAGGTCAAGTTGAAGCACGGCCAGACCGTGTTCGTCATCGCCGCCGATGGTATCGGCTGGGAGCATGTCAGCGTCAGCCGCAAGGATCGTTGCCCCACATGGGACGAGATGTGCCAGATCAAGGCGATGTTCTGGGACGAGAGCGACTGCGTGATTCAGTATCACCCGCCGCGCAGCGAGTACGTCAACAACCATCCCAACTGCCTGCACCTGTGGCGACCGATCGGTATTGAACTGCCAATGCCGCCCAGCATCATTGTCGGCGTGAAGGAGGCGGCATGATCGACCTTCGCCCCTACCAGCAGGCCAGCATCGACGCCCTGTATGACTACTTCCGCACGCGAGACGGCAATCCGCTGATCGTCCTGCCGACAGGCGCCGGCAAGTCTTTGACACTGGCCGCGTTCATCAAGGGCGCCATCGACGCCTACCCGACGACACGCATTGTCGTGCTCACGCACGTCAAGGAACTGATAGCGCAGGACGCCCAGGCCATCATCCGTTACTGGCCAGAGGCCCCTATCGGCATCTGGTCAGCGGGCCTTGGCAAGAAGATCAAGCACCAGATCACCGTGGCCGGCATCCAGTCCATTCACAAGATGCCCGCCAAGTTTGGCGGAACAGATCTGGTCATCATCGACGAGGCCCATTTGCTGTCGAAGAACAGCGACACCATGTACGGGCGCTTCCTCACCGGCCTGCGCCAGCACAACCCGTTCCTCAAGGTCATCGGCCTGACGGCTACGCCGTACCGCATGGACTCCGGCATTTTGATCGAAGGCGAGCACCGGGTATTCACCGACATTGCCTACGAGGCTGGTGTTGGCGATCTCATCAAAGACGGCTGGCTATGCCCGCTGGTGGCCCGCAACGGCGCCACCAAGGCTGATCTGTCCGACGTGCATACCCGTGGCGGGGAGTTCGTCGCCAACGAATTGCAGCAGGCCATGGACAAGGACTACTTGATCCAGGGCGCACTGGACGAAGTGGCCCGCTACGCCCACGACCGCAATCACATCCTTGGCTTCTGCGCTGGCGTGGAGCACGCGGCCCACTGTGCCGACGCTTGCCGTGCCCGTGGCTGGACAGCGGATTACGTGACGGGCGACATGGCACCCACTGAGCGTGACGCCAAGATCAACGCCTTCAAGGAAGGTCGCACGCGCATCCTGTTCAACGCCATGCTGCTGACAACCGGGTTCGACGCCCCGCACATCGACTGCATCGTGATGCTGCGCCCGACGAAATCCACCGGCCTGTACGTGCAGATCATGGGGCGCGGCCTGCGCAAGCACGCCTCCAAGGAAAACACCCTGATTCTGGACTTCGCCGGCAACGTCGAGCGCCATGGCCCCATCGACCAGATCAAGGTCAAGCGCAAGGCTGAGAAGGGCGAAGGCGTCAGCGTGGCTCCGGTCAAGGAGTGCCCCAACTGTCAGGCGCTGGTGCATGCCGGTGTGCGCGAGTGCCCCGAGTGCGGCAACCTGTTCCCAGAGAACGAGTCGGCCAAGCACGGCACCGAAGCCGCCGATGCCGTCGTGGTGGCCGCGCTGGAAAAGCCGCGCACCTACACCGTGGATCGTGTCGAGTACGAGCGTTACTCGAAGATCGGCAAGCCCGATTCTGTCAAGGTGACGTACTGGTGCGGGCCTTCCACCTTCAACGAGTGGCTACCCATCGAGGACGACCGGGCCTACGTCAAGAAGCACGCAGTTTCGTGGTTCTGGCAGCGCGGCTGTGTCTGCCCCAACCATGTCGAGGAAGCCCTCGCCATGGTGCGCGAAAACCGCATCCCTTCCCCCGACACCATCACCGTCAAGCTGGACGGCAAGTATTGGCGCGTGCAGTCCGTTGATATGGGCCGCCGTCGCCTGGACGTGGCGAGTGTCGCTGAACACACCAGATTCGACGAGGTGGCATTTTGAGCGAAGCCCTTTACACGACCAAGAAAGAAATCGCCAAGCGCATCGAAGTGCTGCGCATGGAAATCAGTTTTCTCGAATCCATCCACACCGGCTGCGGATCATGCGATGCCTTCGACGGTCGCGGCTGCAAGCGTGCCGGTGGTGTTGAGCCGCCTCCAGAAGTCAAGGAGCAAGGCTGCCCGGAGTGGAAGTGGGACGAGATACCTTTCTGACGGAGACGATCATGCAACTCATCAACAAGAAAACACTGCTGGGCATGATCCCGCTGTCGGAGAAGGCCATCTACAACATGGAAAAGCGTGGCGACTTTCCCAAGCGCATCGCCCTCACCACCCGTAACGTAGCATGGGATCTGGCCGAAGTTACGGCATGGATTGAGGGGCGCAAGTCATCCGGCGACCAGGCGGCACGACCCGGGAGCTTGTCAGAAATTTTGTGTGTGAGGCATAGCATGTCGACAAGGAGCATGAATGCCACGCAAGACCAAACCCACCGCTTTGGCGGACCAGGCGGCACAGCCGCAATTTCACATCCCGGCCGAGCTGCTTGACCAGTTGGTGACCGGGCCCATGACGCCGGGCCAAGTCCAAGGGCTGTTCGATCAGTTCAAGAAGTCAATTCTTGAGCGGGCGCTGGGCGCCGAGATGAGTCATCACCTAGGCTATGCGCCCGGCCAAGCCAAGCCCACAGGCGGATCAGCCAACCACCGCAACGGCAAGAGCACCAAGACCGTACTGACCGATGTGGGGGCGCTGCGCATCGATGTCCCACGCGATCGCGAAGGCAGCTTCGAGCCGCAGCTCATTGGCAAGCACGAGCGGCGCTTTACGGGTTTCGACGACAAGATCATCGCCATGTACGCACGCGGCATGACGGTGCGCGAGATCCAGGGTTTCCTGGCTGAGATGTACTCGGTGGACGTCTCGCCCGAGCTCATCAGCCGTGTCACCGATGAGGTGATGGGCGAGGTCACGGCCTGGCAGACACGGCCGCTGGAGGCGATGTACCCGGTGGTGTTCTTCGATGCGCTGCGGGTCAAGATTCGCGAGGATGCGGTGGTGCGCTCCAAGGCCGTCTACCTGGCGCTGGGCGTACTGCCTGACGGCTCGCGCGACATCCTGGGAATCTGGATCGAGAACACCGAGGGGGCGAAGTTCTGGATGAAGGTCTTCAACGATCTGAAGACGCGCGGGGTGCAGGACATCCTGATTGCCGTCACCGACGGCCTCAAGGGCATGCCAGAGGCGCTGGGCGCAGTGTTCCCGGCGACGACGCTGCAGACCTGCATCGTGCACCTGATCCGGGGTGGCCTGGACTTTGCGTCATGGAAAGACCGCAAGGCGCTGGCCGCAGCCATCAAACCCATCTACACCGCGGTGAGCGCCGAGGCGGCCGAGGCCGAGTTGGATGCGTTTGCGGCCGGCCCCTGGGGGCAGCGGTTCCCGACCGTGGTCAGCGCCTGGCGCCGGGCCTGGGACAAGGTCATCCCGTTCTTCGCCTTCCCGCCCGAGGTGCGGCGCGTGATCTACACCACCAACGCCATCGAGAGCGTGAACGCACGGCTGCGCAAGATCATCAAAACGCGCGGCCACTTCCCCAGCGACGAGGCGGCCACCAAGCTGATCTGGCTGGCGCTGCGCAACATCACCGCGGACTGGGGGCGGGCGGCCAACCACTGGAAATCAGCGATGAACCAATTTGCGATCCTCTACGAGGACCGATTTACCAGATCGGGCCAGTAAGATCACCAAGCCGCCTCACGATTGAGTGACGGATTCAACAGCCTCACACACAGAAATCCTGACACTCCCCGAACCCGCATCGACCAGTCCCCGCGGCACCAACTCTGCCTGCAGCAGCGGCAGGACCACATGGCCGCCGCCAAAGGTCAGCGCGCCCGCTCGGTAAAAGCCGCCCAGCGCCGTGAGCAACTGCGAACTCACCTGCGCAGCCAGCAGCGGCCAGCCCAGCAGCAGCGCGCCACAAAGCAGCAAGGCCAACGCCGCCCATCTTCGCTCGGTACTGTGCGCAAGTGCAGGCGGCGGCAGCGTGTTCTGGCGATACAGCCGCCAACCCGCCAACCAGCCGCCCGCCATCAC